GGCCAGGCTGACACCGGCGCCGCCGGCGGCGATCGTCGGCACATAAGCCAGGATCGCGTTGTTGCCCCAGACATCCTGACCAACATCGTCTTCATCGACCCACACTGCATCGCCGACATCGATCTGATCGACCTCGAGAATGGTCTTGAGCTGCTCCAGGTTGGCCGGGCCGGTCTGGGTGCTCGGCAGATAGCTGCGAACTTCCTGGTTAGTCTTGATCGCCGTGTAGGCATTCGCCGACAGCGTCAGCCGGTTGGGCTTGACCCCGTTCTTGGCGCGGACGATGTCCTTCGCAGCCAGGATATCGGTGACCGGGGTGCCAGTCGCAGCCGACCACTTGGTGCCACCGGAAAGCGCCTGCACGTGGCCAGCGGCATAGTTGTCCGGGTCGGTGGCCAGGGCGGCAACTTCCAGTTCGTAATCCAGGCCGAGGATGTCGCTGGCGGTCGTCATCGCGATGCGCGACACATCCAGGTAATTGCCGACCTGCAGACGCTTGGATTCATCGGCTTCGCGCAGCAGTTCGCGGGGCATCGGCACTTCGACCGAGTACTGATCGACGGTGTAGACCTTGCCCTCGAACTTGATATTTACGCGCTTGGTCTTCGAACCCGGCGCGCGGCGCAAGTTGTAGCGCTTGAGGCGTTCTTTGCCCAGTTTTGCCAGCATGACCGACGACAGCGCAGACGGCAGGCGCGGGAACAGGCGCTCGGCGATCATCGTGCCCTGGCCCATGCCCAGCAGCAGGCTGGTCAGGATCGGGTTCTGCTTCAGGCGGATTTCAGCGGGAGACATCATGGTGTTTGATCCTTTCGATCAGACGGTGAAAGTGGCGACCTTGTCCAGCGCCTCGGAATACGAGACGTTGTGCTTGGTGGCGTAATCGGTGGCGGCTTTGTCCAGCTCGGCGTCGGACATGTCCTTTGCCGCCTTGCCCTCACCACCCGGCGCGAACTCGCCGAACTGGACGGCAGCGCCGGCATCGGAAATCAGGCCCTTGACGACGTCGACCGCAGAAACCTTGGTCGTCGTATCGCCCTCGGCGAACTCAACCGCCTGGGCATCACCCAGCAGGTCGAGAACAGCCACGGCAGCGGCCTTCTTCGTCGGCTTCAGCTTTGCCGACTTGATTGCCGCCTCGCAGAACTCGACGTGCGCAGCGTGGCGCTGCTCGCGCTGCTGTTCAGCAAACTGCGCCAGCTGCTCTTCGGCCTGCTTGCTCTTGGCCTCGGCGGCTGCCTTGGCCCGCAGCGCCTCCGCGGTTGCCGCTTCGGCTTCCTCGAGGCGCTTCTTCGTTGCATCGTCCATCGTTATCTCCTGGGATGGGTGGTTACCGGCGGTGGAATCTTCAGAGAAGCAGACGGCACCGGCGCCGTCCTGCTCGGAAAACTGGATGTCCTTCAGCCCGGCCACGGCCGGCGGCTGGGCGCCAAGAAATCCGACGTGGCGCAAGTACCACTTGCCCGGGGTCGGATTGGACGGATGTGCAGGGGGGTAGAACGATGCCGAGCGCTTGGGGAAGCGCTTCGAGCGGACCATCTCGGCAAATGCAGGCTCGACGTCACGCGTCTCCATGGTCAGCGTGCGGCCGAGCGATCCGTCTGCAGCAACTGCCCGGGCAACCCAGCCGTAGGCCGGCAGGTTGCTCGACGGGTGCCCTACAACCAGCGGCGCTTCGCGCAGGCTCGGGTTGTACGACGCCGCAATATCGTCGATATCTGCCGGGGTAAACGTGTGCTTGTTACCGGCGTCATCGGTGTGTGTGCCGGCGGCGAAAATCTCAACGCCAGGCGGGAGGGAGGTGTTTTTGTTTGCCATGCCCGCATTGTTCGCGGGCGCGCGGGATTGGCCTGAGTAAAAGGTTTTAGTTTTTTTACACGGCCTACAGCCCGATCAATGCCCGCTGCTCGCGACCCCATTGCCGCACGCTTTCCACGAACTCGCCGAACACAGTCATTTCCTGCAGCTCCTGCTCGGTGGGCGAATAAAGACCAGTCGCAGCACCCACGCCGATGCGCGCGAAGTACATCTCATCGTCCAGGCTGTAGTGCGATCGGATCATCTCAACCATGCGCTGGCTGATCAGCCAGCAATGCGGGCTATCCGCTTTGATTTGGGCGCGCTGGACAGCACTAATGACGACCGTCTCAATGCTGGCCGATATTTCCGGGGGCTGGTTCTCGGGCAGGTCAGCGCCATCGGGAATGAATACGTAGGTAACACCATCGACGGTGGCCAGCTCTGTGCCGATAGGCTGGTGGCCAGCAGACTCTGGCAGCCGCAGCTCGCGAGTGATGTCGTCGGTGATGTGCTTGCGGTAGGCGATTATCATGATTGATGCTCCTGGTAATAGCGCGTCATTGCGCGATAGCTATGGGTATTTCTGGCATGGCCGAGAGAGGATATGGCGCTTTGCCAGTTGCGCCGCGCCACCGCCCGGCGGAAGGTAAACAGGCTGTGCTTGCGTACAAACCGCCGCGTTGCCCAGGTTCGGTACCCGACAAAATTAATGCCGCGCAACGTCTTTGAAATCGTCGATTTCGACAACTCCAGGCGCAACTCGGTAGCCAGGTACTCGACGATCCGGGCGCGGTAATCAACCGCCTGCTCGCGGGTCAGTCCGAAAAGCACGAAGTCATCGACGTAGCGGCAGTAGCGGCGCACTTTGAGCACCCGCTTGATCATGTGATCGAGCGGTGACAGGTAGATCAGCGCATATAGCTGGCTCAGCAAATTGCCGATTGGGATCCCGACAGACTGACCGTGGTCGGCAAACGCCATCATCAAATCAACTAGGCGCCGGTCCTTTATTTTCTGCTCTACCAGGCGGCGGAGAATGCCTCGGTCGATCCGGTAGAAAAACTTGCGGATGTCCAGCTTCAGCGTGTAGCTATCCCGGTCGACTGCGCGCAGCGCGGCCTGGGCATAGTCGGCCGCAGCGTGCGTACCCTTGCCGCGCCGGCACGCGAAGGACTGATCGATAAAGGTGGCATCGAAGATCGGCAGAATTACCCGATAGATCGCGTGTTGAACAACGAGATCGCGAAAGGCCGGGGCGAAGATAATCCTCGGCTTGGGCTCTTTGATTGTGAAGCTGAAATACGGGGCAGGCCGGTACGACCCGTCATTCAGCTCGCGCACCAGGTTGTCGATATTCCATGCCAGGCGCCGCTCAAATTGATAACACGACCGCGACGCCCGTTTGCCGCGCGACGCAACCGAAAAAGCCGCGAGCAGCGCATCCCTAGTGAATGCCTGGCTGTAGAGATTCCCGATGCGCTTCACAATGCCTGACCTTCGAGACCACTGGCCCTACCAGAAAGACACGTGCACACCGATTTCGCCGAGGGCTGCCCCTCGCGCCGGAAAACGCCTCCCTTTGTTCCACCATCCCGTTGCCGGGTTCGAGGTGATGCAGAGTCGGAGCGGCCGCCCACGTTGTTGTTCGAGTTCGCCCGGGTGTTGTTCAGATTCAACGCCCACACGCCCGCGTTGGCGCTGTTGTTCCAGTTGCCGCCGGAGATCGGACACATGTTAAGGCGTCTCCCGTCGCCGCTCCGACATCAGCCAGCCGCCGATCATGCGCCCTAGCTCATCGACTAACCGGCTAATTGCCAGATGACGATGTCGCGCCAGCTGCACAGGCTTTTTCTCGCTGACCTCTCCGTCCTTGAACTCGAAATACCCGAGATCGAAAGCCAGGTTGATCAGCATGCGCAACTGTTCGTGGCGGATGTCCAGCTGAGTCAGAGTGGTCTTTTTGTGATAGCGCTTTTGCGCCTCCACAATCAGTGCATACACGTCGTACGCCGCCTGTCGGATTTGTTGCGAGAGCGCGTATTTCTCATGACGAGGAAAATGATTCAGATAGACGTTCATGAGTTTCGCGGTCTCGACAAACTTTCGGTTCAGTTCAGCTTCGGCGTGCATGGTTCTACCGCCAGGCGCTATCGCGCCCGGCAAACAAGGTTACAAATACAAGGCGGAGCGGCCGCCCACGCTGCTGTCCGAGGACGCCCAGGTGGTGCTCAGATGCAACGCCCACACGCCCGCGCTGGCGCTGTGGTTCCAGTTGCCGCCGGAGAGCGGACACAGTTGGTTCGGGCGGTAGTCCCACAGGCCGTCGTTGCCGAACGCATTGCTGCCGCCTGTTCCAGCAACCAGGGGGATGCCCGCGCCGGCTGCGGCCCAGTCGCTGCCCGCCACCGCCGCTGAAAACACCTGGCTGGCGCTGCCGAACAGCTTTGCTGTCGATGATGCAGTGAGCGACTCGAATGTCGCCCCCAGGTTGTCGTACATCGCAGCGATCCCCGTCGCGCCCCACAAATCAGTCGCCAGCGCTGCGCCGGCAGTGACATCCTTCATCGCGACGCTTGGTTTCAGGACGTAGAAATTGGCGCCATCGCTCGTTAATCCAGGCGTGATTTCCCACATATTGCCGTTCAGATCAGCAACGCCCGACGGCTGGCCGTTGTGGGTCGTCTTCGCGAACGGCACGCCGCTGCCTGTCTTGCCGCAGTTCGGGTAAGTCGCGTGACCCGTCGACGTGTACAGCACCCCCGTGTCGTTCGCGTCGCGCAGCGCGTTGTTGTTATTGCCTTTGGGAAAGTTGTTTGTCGCGTGATACCAGGCGCAGTACGTCGCACTCGTGCTGGCGCGTGCATGGGCGTAAGCAAGCAGGGCCAGCGCGGCAAAGATAAACCTGGACGAACAGAAAAAGCTGGCGCCACGCGTCTTCGCGGCGACAATCGCGCCGTGATATGCATTCGTTGGCGCGCCAGTCAGGCCAGAAAACGGGTTGTGATCCGCGGCAGACGATATTGGATTGCCCAGCGCGATTGACGATGCGGTACCGGCGTTATTTGACCACTGGTATTTGTCAACGAATACACCCGGCTGCTCGACGCCACCATCGTAAAAAGCGCGATGGAGCGCCCAGCCGGCGGCGTTGGCGTCGGCCACGGTAGCAAAGGCGTGGCGAGGCCTGATGCTGACCTCGTTGAGCGCAAGCCCGTTTGCACCAGACCCCCATTTATAGAAAAACGCCGGCACCCAGCACATGACCGATCCATCGCTGTACTGGTAGTTGCCATAGTTGTCGCTGGCAACATCAAGCGTACCGACCAGGCGCGACATGCCGGCGGGCGGTGCGGGGCAAATACCGACGCCGAAGCCTTGCAGGCCGGGCGTGCCGATGTCGTTCTCTGTCTGACGTATCCACGCCGCGTCTATTTTTCCGTCAGCCCCGGCAACAGGCGATCGGCCAGCCGCCGGCGCAACTGCGCCGCGCCGGTATCCGAGAACCTCGGCCGCAATCAAATGATCTGCCAGTCTCATACAACCACCCACGCGGATACATTCGACACGCGATCGCTGGCGTCGTACGTCAAAGTGCGGCGGTACGTTACGCCGCCTGCCTCGACGGTGACTGTGCTCAGACGACCGCTGGCATCGTACGCCAACGCCTGGGCCAGCGAATCCAGCGCCAAGGACTGGCCGTCAGCCGCAATGGCAACGCCCTGGGCGCGCAACGCGGCGGCGCGTAGCTGCTCATTCGTTAGCGGGCCGGCAACGGGGATCGCTGCCGCCCGTAGTTGCTCATTCGTCAGCGGGCCAGAGACGGGGATCGGATTGCCCAAGTCATTGCTGATTTCGACCGAAGGGCCAACATTGACTTGCAGACCATCCAAACCCTCAACCTGCACGATCAGTCGCCCATCGGGCGTAGCGTATAGCGGCACAGCATTACCGGTCGAATCGACGAGCGCAAACAAAAGAGGGGCGGACATATCAATCTCCATCAATGGACGGTCCGATTGTTCCCTCTCGCGCGCGGGATGCTGGAGTAAAAGATTTTAGTTTTTCTGGCTGAGCGTCAAAACACGGCGAGGTGTCGGGCGGCGTTTGGCCCGCAAACCGTGCACAAAGGTGCACAAATCGATTTGTGCACTCCGGCGCGATGATCCATGCCGGTCTGGCCGGCGCGCGCTGTCAGGCGTCGATGCCGAGTTTGCCCTGGCGGCTGGAGAAATCTGCACGCCGGGCGGCGTTGATGATCTGGTCGATGCGCATATCTGTGAGCTTGTACTTGCGCGCCAGAGCGCGCTTGTTGTGACCTTTGTACTGGGCGTAAATCTCTTTGTCCCGGGCGCTGAGCTTGCAGCTGATGCCGCGTGGCAAATAAAACTGGCAGCCGCCCAGGGCGAGGGCCACGCGGTCGATCTGGCCGATGACGATCTCGGCCAGTCGCTGAGCGCCGAGCAGCTGCAGCGCCTCGGTGTCCTCGGCCAGGCGGGTGTACATGTGCTCGGCCATTTCCGTCAGCGTTGCGTGCAGCGAGGCCGGCAGCGCGGCGTGCAGCGGCGCGAGATCGACGGTGCCGGGTTCGAGCAGGTCACGCATCGCTGGCGGACTCCGGACCGCCTCGCGCCAGCCAGCGCTTCAGTGATTCGACGCAGGCATGCTCTTGCGCCCAGGTCAGCCAGGCGAGCTGGTCGACGCCGGTCTGGCGCTTCACCCAGGCGAGCAGCCCGGGCATCTTGCGGTTGTCGACATGGCCTGCGTCGGCCAGCTGCTGCCACAGCGACCACATCTTCCGCTGCATCGCCGACAGCGGCTGGCGACCGGCCGGCTGCCCGATGTGCAGTCGGTCGAACTCGGCCAGCACCGCCTTGGCCTTGCCGATCGCGCGGATCTCTGTCGAGCTGGCAACGCCGGCGGCGCGCTGCAGGATTGCGCGGTAGCTGTCGTCATCCAGCGTGCCTGCCGCCTTGTGGCGACGGGCACGGATCTGAGTCAGCAGGCGCTTGAGTGGCTCCATGGCAGTCTCCTAGACGATCGGCACGCTGATGCCGGTGCGGTCATGCACGTGCTGGCGGATGACTTCGGCGGCTTCGTGGACCAGGTACTCGGTGCCGTCCCGCATCTTGATCGCGGTGGCGTTCAGGCCGGCGTAAAGCTCGGCGATGCCACGGACGTCGACAATCACCCTCTCGCCACCGGGGAACGCGCTGAGCGCCAGGCGATCGCCGACATCCGCTTGCCGACGGCCTTCGTCCAGCGCTGCCGCAAATCCGCCCGGCAAGCTTGCAAAGCTTCGAGCAGTATGCACCAGCGCGGCAACCGCGCCCTCGACCCCGGGATAGTCGCCGTGAGCGACCAGGGCGCCAGTATCGATGTCCGAGACATCCCAGTAGCCGCGCGACTCACGAACACCCCAGAGCGCACGATGCAGCACCAGGCCGTATTTCGACAGATAGCCCGGCACCGGTTCAAGCGTGCCCTTGTAGCGCGGGTGTTTAGCAGGATGAAAGATGATTACAGTTCGCATGGTTTCCTCCTACGGCTGGCCGATGGCGCCGGACGTGGTGCGGTCGACGCCGGCCTGGACGGGGTTACTGACAATAACGGTGGGCTGGTACCAGCCGTGCGGTTCGCCGGCGCGAGGAACCTTGTGCAACTGAGCAATGGGTTCGCCGTCCTGAACGATCTTGAAAGCGATGTCGCCGACGCTGGCCAGCGCCAGCGCTTCGCAGGCAGCCTTGGCGGCTTCGATTCTGTTGGTGGCCACAACCGGGACCAGATTCGCCCAAGAGCCGCTGCTATTGACCTTGATGCATGTCGACATCACGCCACCTCTTCGCGCAGTTCGCCGCCCAGGGCATTGACCAGGTGCGGCAGGAAGCGGCTGAGTTCGCCGGTCATGATCGCGAAGTCGGCAGCGAACTGGTCGTCTGCGGTTTCTGCGTTCTGGTCGGCCTCTTCTTTCAGCAGGTCCAGGAACGCCAGGCGCTTGATCACGCCTTTCTCGGTCAGTACGAAGCTGATGCGGTCATCCCAGGTAAGCGCCAGGTGTGTCGGCAGCTTGCCGGCCGAGAGGTGAGCCTTGATCTCGTCACCGACTTCGTCGCCGAGCGGGTGGCGCTTGAAGGCGACGCTCGCTTTTTCCTCGGCGACCGATTTCAGCTCGCAATCGCGGTCGACCGTAAAACCGGCCGGGGCGTTACCGCCGCCCAACCAGTCGGCCATTGCCGATTGAGGCGACAGGCGCGTACGCAGGGGCGCCAGCGGGAACAGGTCGAGGCAGCAGCGCAGATGCTCGACAACCGCATCGGCTTTGGTCGGCACGCCGGCGTCGATGCCGAGCCAGCCATTCTTCGGATCGATCCAGACGTGCGTCGACCGGCGAACGGTAAAAGCGGTCGGCATCAGCTCTTCGGTCACACGCTCGCGCAGCTCGCGCAGCGCTTTCCGGCCGGGCGGGAACCCCTGCAGCTCGGCTTCTTTCTCGGCGCGCTTGGTGACTTCTGCATTGACGACTTCGGCGGGCAGCAGCCGGGTCTCGGTCTGCAGGCGCAGCAGCCAGTGACCGTTGGCGGCATACACCAGGTCACCATCGGCCCGCGGCGCGATCCAGCCGCGTGACATCGGGGTAGATCCCGTCACAGGCGCAAACGGGCCGCGCTGCAGCTGCTCGACCAGCTTTTCGAGCGTCATCGCCCAGGGGGAAACAAGACGGAACAACATCAGTTTTTTGAACCACATGATCAACCCTCCAGCATGAGCAGGCTGGCATCGGCGCGGAGGCCCTTGCTCAATTGAACAGTGCGGCCGGCGGACAGCCCCGCCTCGTGCGCCATCTCGTCCTTGTGCGAGAGCGAGCGCCCCTTGTTGCGGTCGACGGCATCCAGCGTCCCCAATTTCGTGAACTTCGTATCCATGTAAGCCTGGATCGCTTCAAACACACCATCAACAGGACTGAGAGGGACGACTGCACGGCATGCAGCCCGCACCCAGCCCTCGCTAAACAGATCGGCACGCCGAATCTTGTTTGCCTTCTTGAAGCGCTTGAGGTTTTCCGTCATGTACGCCTGGCGAGCCTTCTTTGCCTGGCGAAAAAGCACTTCGAACGAGTAGGCGGCAACGTCGTTTGCCGGTGGTAGTCCGATGAACACCCAGTGGGCGTGATCCCATATCTCTTCACGGAATATCAGACGACAGCCAAACACCTGAGCGATACGGCTGGCCAGGTTGTTTTCCCAAGCTGGCGGCCTGGATACCACCCCCGCTTTGACGGTAACTTCCTTGATGTCGATTGCCAGCATTTCAGCGTGGCTGACCTGGTACATCTCCATCAGTTTCCTTGCCTGACGCAGGGCTGTTTCCGCTTCATTTTCACTGGTCGATTTCGCCAGCGCCATGCATTTGCGGATCTTCTCCAGGATGCTTTCACGGTTGTCCATCACACACCTCCTTTCGACGTATCGACGACCAGAGGGGTAGCGCTGGCGCCGCACTCTTTGTTATCGACGACATCGACCGTAGTGCCGCTCAGGCAAAGCACGGCGATTACTGCGAAAACCAACAGCCAACCCCAACCGTCATTTTTCTTGGATGCCAGCAGTTGGGCACCAACAATGGCAGCGAGCACCGCTCCGGCCAGAAGAATTTGTACAAGCAGCGACATCACTTCCATCACACACCTCCCTTCGACGTATCGACCACCTCACCGCCGACATGGATGTGCTGGATGGCCTTGTTGGGATTGCATTGGCGCCAGTCCGGCCACTGCCGCTGTTCATTACGTAATTGCTTTGCGGCAATCGCGGCGGCGATGGCACCTGGTCGGTGGCCGGCTCGCCAGGCGCCATCGAGGCCGAGCAGGATCACGTCGACCCATTCATCCAGGTCACCCGGATTCAGTTCGACTTCGACCAGTTCCTTTCGGATGTGATCGACGACCATCTGCGTCCGGCGCCCCGGGCCGAACGTCGCCTGGGAGAAAGTCTTTTGGCGCTTCATATGACCGATGAAATCGAACCCGCCGCCGCTGGACATCGCGACTGCGTGCCCGTAAAAAACCCCCGACAAGGCCGGGATGACCATGAAAACCACGGTCGCAAGAACCATCTTCAGGGGCGTCAGATCGGCGACTGAAAACACCTGGGCGTGCAGCGCCAGCAGCAGGAGCAGCGGCAGGATTTCGAGCTTGAGCCAGCGTTTCATTGGGCACCTCCGGCGGTGGCCACGTCGAGCGGGATGGCCCGGTATTCGCCGGTGTCGCCGACGCGCTCATAGACGCGCACGTAGCTCTTGCTGCCGACGACCTGGAGCGCTTCGCCGATAGCCTGCATGGCGCGCAGCCAGCGTTCGTCCTGAATGTCCAGGCGGCGCAGGCCGAGGACGCGGCCGGTGTTGATGTTGCCTTCCTTGTCGACTTGGAAGGCATCACCGACCAGCACCTGGATCTCCGGCCGGCTGCTCGCTGCCCAGTCGGTGATGCACTCATCGATGAGTCCCTTTGCGGCCTGCAGGCGCTCATCGAAGCTGATCGTTTCGGAGATTGCCCGCTGTACCTTGTAACGGCCGTCGTACGACAAGAGCGTGACATTGCCCTTGTTGCCGCCGATCTTGGCGCCGTACTGCTCGGCGCTGAGCTGCACGAAGGCGGCGATATCGGCAAAGGTGGCGACCTTGAAATCGCCGATGTTGGCGCTGACGGCCTTGGCCTTTTCGACGATCTCGCGGACCAGCTCATCGCGGGCCAGATCGATCGGGCGGACCTTCTCGATAGGCACAAGATGGCCGGCGGCGTTTTCGAGATAGCCCTGTTTTTGATTGCTCATGATGAACCTTTCTCAGCCACGGGGTGGCGGTAATAACAGTAGGAATACTTCTCGCCGGTGCGGGCGAACTCTTTCGCATTGACCCCGTAGCTGAGCGCTGCGGATAGGCCGCTGTCGATGTAGTCGATGTCGGTCAACAAGGCGCGGATCTCATCGAGCGTGATCGCGGTATCGGCGGTAGTCGGCAGACGGCGGCGCAGGGCGTCGGCGAGACCGCTGCGACGCTTGGATAGACCCTTGGCCTTGCGCTCCATCCATTCCGCCTGCTGGCGCTGCCGCTCGGCTGTTTCGCGGGCTGACTGGGCGCCGGCGGATTGCAGTTGAGAGAACAGGTTCATGCCGGTTCTCCCATCAGCTTGACGTGCAGATCAACGATGGTCTTTTCCAGTCGGCGCGAGATGCGGCGCTTCAGCCGGATTTCGCCCGCCTCGAGGACAGCATCAGCGCCCAGCGCCTCGGCGATCCGCGCGGCGGGTATCCACTCGGCGCGCAGCTCACGGATCAGGCGCTTGGCTGGCTCGGCATCGACCAGCGCTTCGTCGGACACGATCAGCCGCTTGTACAGCCGGTCGATATCGGCGGCGTGGCGGACGGTGATCTGGTGTTCGCTGAGCTGCAACGCGGCGCGCTTGGCGCCGAGCTGCTGCGCGATGTAGCCACGGGTGAAGCCGGCGCCGAGCAGCAAGTTGATCAGCTTCCAGGAATGCGCCGCCGATACCAGCGCATGGTCCGCTGCCGCCTCCGGTGTTACGGCCAGGATGAGCCGCTCGGTCCGTGCGCGGATGTTGCGCCTGGCGCCGCTGCGGATCTCAAACAGGATGGTGTCAGCGATATCCGTGACATCCGCGACCGAGCGCCGGCCGACGCCTAGTCGGGAGAGCCGGTTCAGGTGGCGGCGCGCACGGCAGGCCGGGACGATGCCGTTCCAGTCGCCGTTTTTGCGGGCGATCTGGCGGGCGCGTTCGTACTCGGTATTGGCCTTGCGGCACAGGTCGCAGCGGCAACCGGCGATGTAACGCATGCGGTCACCGTGCGGTTTGTTTGCCGCCAGTTCGCTGGCCGGCTTGAGGCCACGATCGGCCATGGTTTTTAGTTCAGGCTTGCGCATACATCCTCCCATTCGATGCGGATGCCCCAGCGATCGGCGAACCAGGTGTGGATCGTGAGCGCGCCGTCGTGGCGCTGCTTGAGCCAGGTGGCGTCGCGAAACAGCGTGGTCAGGTACGGGCTGGCAGCGACCATGACGACGATGTTGTCGATGCCGGCGGCGTTGCGCTGCCCCCGGAAACCGATCACATAGACACCGTGCTGCATCAGGTAGATGACGACCTTGAGCAGGCTGGTGATCATCCGAATGGCTTCGCTGACGGCGCGCTCGCGGCGGGGGTTTTGGACAAAGGCGGCGTTCATGGCTCACCTCGCACCCGGGCTTGAGTATCGATCTTTGCCAGGAACGACCGCAGAATCTCAACGCCTGCCGCTGATAGAAAAATTGGCCCGTCGCCAACATCAATATAAAGTTCGCCGTTGCTATAAAAACAAAGCATTGGGACGTCTTCCGATACCTCAATACACTCTGAAGTTTCGGCTGCTGGCGTCACCTGTTCGATCCCGAGTACTGCAGCGACATCAATACCCGCGTCCGCCAGAGACAACAAATATTCGACACTCATTGGCCTGGCGCCCGCCTCGTAGTTGACTTGAGTTCTCCGGTGAGCCCCGCCGACTTTCCCCAGTTCTTCCTGCGTTAAACCAACGCGCTTCCTCTCTGCTGATAGGCGCTCGCCGATCCGTTTCGACACTTCGGTTATTTTCATGATCAGCACCCCTGCACCACTTGCGCATCAACCTTCGGCCAGCCGGCGCCGGCGGCGGCGTTCATGGCGCGGGTGACCAGGTTGTTGACGACCAGGGCGTAGCACATGCTGATTGCGTCGGATGCCTTGCCGCCGCGCGGGATGCGGATCAGGCGTTCGCGCAGGGCGTCGTAGGCATCGGCGGCAATGATGTCGTCGGCCTTGACATTCAGGCGTTCGAACTTGTGCCGAATGTAGGCTTCGAGGTCGTTATCGAGCGGCAGCAGTTCGACAACCTCGCAGCGCTGGACGACTTCACGCACTTCCGGCGACTTGTCCGAGAGCAGGTTCAGCAACTCCGGCTGTCCGACCAGGCACACGCCGAGCAAACGGGCCAGCCCCTGTTTCAGTTCCAGGAAACGCTTGAGGTGTTTGAGCGTCGGCTTCGGCATGCAGTGCGCTTCTTCGATCACGACCAGGTGGTTGTAACCGGCCGACCGGCTGGCCTTGAGCATGTTGTGCAACTGGTTGTAGCGTGCGTCGGGCGTGCGTTTCGGCGTGGCGCTCGGGTCCAGGCTGCGGATGATGGCCTCGGCGATCGCGGCGCTCTTGAGCGTGCGGCCCTTGGTGTCGTTCTCTTCCATGGCCAGCACATACGGCCGGATGACGATGACCTGCCGGCCTTCGTCGGCAATGCGCTCTTCAAGCTCTTCTACCAGCGTGCTCTTGCCGGCGCCGGATTCACCGACGATGGCAACAAAGCCGTGATTCAGGGCGGCATCGAGCAGTGCGGCGCGGACATAGCGCGTGTTCGAGCTGGCGAAGACATCGGCACGGGTACGTACGTCGTCGACGAACGGCGAGCGCGGCAGGCCAAACGCCTGCTTTGCCTGCGCGGTCAGTGTTTCGTTTCGTAGTAACATCACTTCCTCCTGTTCAGATTCACTTGGGTTTGCTTCGGGATCGGCCTCGGCGTGTTGCTGCACGTCCGGGGCCACTTCTTTTGCTGCGGTAAAAAGGTTTTCCAGGGCGCTGCGGTCGACGCCGTGCTGGGCCAGAAAATCGGCGATGCGCCTGGGGGCTTCGGCGTCGCGCACCGGCAGCGTGCCTTCGGCCAGCAGGCGATGCAGCGCACCGCGGGAGAGCCGGGCGCCGGCGCCGAGGGCGGCTTGCGAAATACGGGCGGACTGGAGCAGGTCGCGGAGCATCATTCACCCCCCACAACGCGCAGGCCGGCACGCACCGTCAGGCGCTGCTGCAGGGCATCCAGTTCGGATTCCGGCACGCCATCCGGGAACCACTGGGAAACCAGGCGGTTCTTGTCGATATCCATCTGCAGGCCACGGCGGGACAGCTCGGCGGCGGCTTCAAAGCCGCTAAGCTTGCGTTCCGGGGCGGCGCTGGCGCGGGTGGCGACATCGAGGGCGGTGCCACGGCGCGGCAGCATCTCGACGTTCGGCAGGTTGTCCAGATATTTGTAAGCATCGAGCTTGGCGCCGAACGGCAGCTGCTTGGCCTTGCGAGCCGCCTCGGCAGCTTCGTCGGTATCCGTGCCCGTCGTGAAGCGTTCGATTGCTTTCCGGTTCGTTTCGAGAATGGTATCGGCGTGCTGCTTGAATTCGCGGCCGATGTGCGCGCCGTCGGCCTGGAAGCCATGCTCGTTCAGCTCGACACGTTCCAGCGGGATCAGCGTCTCGCGCTGGCCGGGATCGGTGATCACAGCAAACAGGCTGGCCGGATCGAAGGGATTGACAACCACATCAAGCCATTCGTCGATCATCACC